TGTATGCTCTGTATTTTTCCCTAAATCGTAAAATGAATGAACTGTCTCGCTCCATGAACAATTTTACGCTAGACTTTACCTCAGACGATAGGTCATTTGACAGATTCCAAAAGGTTACCACATCGCTGAAAGAAATGGTAGACTCAGCAAGCTGGCTCAGAAACAACTACATGAAGATGACGGAGGAGGAGGCTAAAGAGGCTGAGAAGAAGGGTATACCGCTTATTGAGCAACTAGCCAAGCAAAACAAGAAATGAAAAAACAACGTACCATAAAGTACAATGGGCTTGATTTCACCATAAACATTGATACAAAGCAGATTGAGGATAAAGTAAAGGGAAAGTATAGGCCTACAATTGATGGTCTCAGAAGGCTTTTAAATAAGCGTGAGAAGTATATTCAGAAGCTTCACAACACGCTTAGAGACGAGGATGCTATTATGTTCCTGTTTGCTGGCGCTAAAGAGGTTTGGAGAAAGGCGGTAAAAGTCCACTCTCTTACACCCAAAGAGTACATAATCATAACTTATTTGAGGGGTGTGAACATGGCTACAAAAGAGCATATAACAGGACACATAAACTCTCTTGGTTATGCAAAAGCCATGTATTCTGATTTGTGCAGGCTAGAAAAAAAGGGGGTTATTTTTAGAACTCCGCAGTATGGATATTGGGCTATTACAGACAAGGGAAGAAAGAGCATCAGTCAAGTAATACAGGCTATCAAACAAGACTACTCTTACTATAAGGAGAACAAGGCTAAAAAGCATGACCACTACATAAAAGAAAAGTCTACAACGCCAAAATATAGCCCACAAGAATTAGAGAAACGTAGCTTTCTATATAAACAAATGATGCGACCATTCTGGGATGGAGGGTACAAGGTACTACCAAGAAGTAAGGAAAGAAGGGTAGAGTATTTGATAAACTGGATACAGGATAAGAAAGCAAGGGGAATTACGGTAGACAAAGTTTACTATACTTACATAGAGCGTTGGAGCGCACCAGATAGGAGGGTTACTAAAAACATTTAGCAATAATATTCTATATTTGCTTAAAAGGAATAGTATGCAATTCTCAAGTTTGGATGAATTGTTAAATCTCTCTTTAGATGCCCCATCTAAGAAAAAGAAAAGGGAATACGGTCTAAAGGTAGCACAAGGGATTTTCAATAGCGCTGATAGAAACTCAGACGGATACTACGGTAAACGCTACAGACAATGGAGAGCCAACAGGGACTTCTCTTATGGCGTTAATACCATGAAAGAGTTTATGGACCTTCTTAGAATAGAAGGAAACCAATCTTACATTAACCTAGACTGGACTCCAATTAAGATAGCTCCAAAGTTTGTAGAAATACTCTTGGGTAGTTTCATGAATAGAAAGGAAACTCCAATTGTAAAAGCCACAGATGATACAAGCGTTAGTGCCAAAGAATTTGAAAAGCAAGAGGCACGCTTTAGAATGGAGAACAAAGAAAAGATTCAGCTCCTTGAGGCTGAGCTTGGAGAGCAAATAGAAACACAAAAATACATTCCAGAAGATGAAGACGACTTGGCACTCTACTTCGACATGGAATATAGACTTCCAGAAGAAATACTATTTGAACAAAGAATCAAAAAGGTGTTGGATGATAATGACTATCCAATCCTCAAGCGTCAAGTTCTTAGAGACATCATTGACTGTAACCTCGCCTGTACCAAGCTTTACTACGATGCAAACGACAACATCCGCATCAAAAGGTGTAAGCCAGAAAACTTAATATACAACGTATTTGAAATAGACAATGGTAAAGACATCTCCTACATCGGAGAAGTTTATCCAATGAAGATTTCAAGTATCAGAAGAAAATACAACGTTGACGAAGAGACATTGTTTACGCTTGCTCAGAAAGCTTCCAGAGAGTTGAAGAGAAGTGAAAACCTTTACTGGAAAGACTCTTACAAGTATACAGACATCAGACCTTATGATGATTACTCTGTGCTTGTATTTGATTTTGAAGTAAAGTCAGTAGATGTTGAATATTCAGTAAAAACTGAGAATAGATTCGGTAATATGCTGGTAGTTCCTAAACAAGGAAGACCAGTAGCTCCTTCAGGTCAAGAGATTATGGGTGAAGTGATTGAGACTAAGCGCATGAATATCTACCAAGGTATATGGGTGTGTGATACACCAATCATGCTGAAGTGGGATATCAGCCCTAATCAAATCAGACCATATCAAAACGGAGTAGATGTATTTTTCTCATACTCAGTAATTTGTCCAAATGCAACTGGTAGCCTCATCCCTTCCATGATAGAGAAGGCGATGGGGCCTATCAGACAAATGATTGTGATTCGTTTGAAGATGCAGCAGCTCATTGCTACTATGCGTCCAGATGGATACATGATTGATATATCAGGTCTTCGTGATGTAGACTTAGGCTTGGGTAACTCAGTTGAGCCACTCAAGCTCATGAAGATATGGGACCAAACAGGTCGTGTATACTGGGATTCTACAGGAGATGACGGAGAAAGAAAAGCTCCTCCTATTCAGCCATTGCCTTCTAACCAGAACGTATCCATGCTCAATACGCTGATTCAGCAGTATAACTTTGAGCTTGACAGACTTCGTGAAGAGATGGGTATTTCCGAATACAGGGATGGTTCTTCTATCCCAACCAGAACAGGGCTTGGTGTAATGGAGAACCAGATTCAGGCATCTAACAACGCTACAGAATATATCTATCAGGGAGCTATGCAGCTTTTGGAAGACACTTGCAGAAAGATGTCTATGATGATATGGGATAGCGTGGTGCTGAAAGCTAAGAAGTTTAAGGAGTTTGAAGGTTACGAGATGAGCCTGTTGGATATGACTTTTGACGTAAGGGTCAGCCTTGTAAACGATATCAATAGCAGAATGGAGCTTAATCAGCTGATGAATACTGCACTACAAGCCGGAATGCTAACCTATGAACAAGCATTTAAGGTTAAACATATAGAAGATACTAAACTTGCAGAGCTCTATCTAGCCAGAGCCGTTAAGCGTTCCAAGAAAGAAGCAATGGAACAGGCTCAGCAAAATGCTCAAATGAACGCCCAGATTCAGCAACAATCAGCAAATGCTAAAGCTCAGCTTGATGCACAGCTTGAAGAAATGACTACTTCTGGTAAGCTTTCAGTTAATAAGAGCAAGACAGAAGGTGATAAGGAAATTGAACTTATCAAGTTTGCATCAGCACTCTACACGTCCACTATTGCAAGTGGAAAACCGCTTCCAGAGGATATTAAGAAATTCGCTGATACAATACTTGGTAACGCTATTCAGCCACAACTTCTTGAACAAGCTGCAATGATGCAGCAAATGCAAGAGCAGGCTATGGCAGAGCAGATGCCACAAGAAGAAATGCAACAGACAACTGAAGAGGTTGTTGAAGAACAACCACCAGTTGAATAAATAGTTTGTGTGTTTTCATGGTTGCGGGCTTGGTTTCTACCAAGCCTTTTTGTTTGATTATTAAAATTTTATCTATATTTGTTCAGTAGTTTAAGGACAAGTTCATCCTAAAAACAAAATATTTATGGAAATCAAAGACATTGTGCAGGAATATGCACAAACACAAACACCAACTGTTGCAGAATCTGCACCGGTTGAAAACACAACAACAGAAAGTTCTTTAACAAGTGAAACCCCAACAGAAGAAGTAGCGTCAGTAGCTCCTGAATCTGCATCAAATGAATCAGCATACGAAGCTTTGCTGTCTGGTAAACCAAATGTAAAATCAGTAGAAGAGCAAGTGCAAGAACCTGTACAAGAATCTGTACAAGAAAATGTACAAGTTGCTGAACCAGTTGTAGAAACAGAACAAGCTCCAGAACCTACAACGTACAGTGCTGATGATGTAGTAGATGAAGATGATTTCATCAAGACTAAGACTGGTGGTACGTTTGAATCATGGGAACAAGTTTTGGAAGCGTTGCAGCAACCTGCACAACCAAAATTTGAAAACGAATTAAGCGAACAAGTTTATAACATGCTGCTCGAAGGTAAAACCGAAGAGCTGTTTGAAATACTTGGCACAAAGCAGTTTGCAGAGAATGTAAAAGAGATGGATGATGCTGAAGTGCTAAAAGCCTATATCAGAGTCAATAACCCAGAGTTTGATGATGATGATATAGAATCAGAGTTCAACGACAATTACACTATTGACGAATACTCAGTAGATGAAACAAAGTTGAAACGTGAACAAAAGAAATTAACCCAACGCATAAAGTCAGATGTTTCTGAAGCGAAGGAGTTCTTTGAAAATTTAGCTCAGGATATAAAATTCCCTGAGTTGTCTAAGCCCCAGCCCGAAGTATCAACAGATACCAATGCGGAGATGGAACAGTTGATTCAAGAACAAAGGTCAACGTTCCTCAAGACGCTTGATGGTGTTGAGAAGAGGGTAACATCACTTCCATTTTCGTGGAAAGATGAAAAGGCTAACGTAGCTGTTAACGGTAAATTCGACATCCCTGCGCAGGAATTAACAAAGTACCGTCAAGCAGCCGAAGACCTTGAATCATATCAAGTAGGTCGTTACTACCAAGATGGAAAGTATCAGACAGACAACATGGTGAGAGACCTTTACATTGCAGACAACTTTGAGAAAATCCTTACATCAGCTATTTCTCAGGCGGTTAACCAAACCAGACTAGAGATGCTGAAGCAGAGCAAAAACATTCAATCAGAATCCGAGCCAGCAGGAACATTTAAACCAAATGCGGCAGATGAAGAGCGTGCCATGTTTGACAAGCTTTTCATGGGTCATTTATATCAAAGAAAATAAAAATTTAAAAACAAAGTAATATGCCAAATTCATATCCAGCGTATTCACAAGGTGCGATATCGTCACAAGCAACGAACAAAGCCCTTCTGAATGACCTTAACATTTTTGACCGTTCTTTTGAAAAGAACCTTGTAAGAAAATACGGTGCTGAGAACTACGCTATCGTACAGATGGCTCTCGGTAACTCAGTAGTTGAAGCTAAGACTGACAACCAATTGTTCTATCACTATGAGAAGCGTGGTTTGCACCAAGCAGTATCTGTGAAGACAGCTGTTGTAGCTCCAGTTGCAGGTGCTAACGTAACTGTAACTATCGGTAGCGCAGCAGGTTCTACCTTCGCTAACGACCCTAACTACTACAATTCTCAATTGCCACTTCGTGCTGGTGAGGTTGTACGTATCATGACTTCAGGTATCGAAGGTCAGGTAGTATCAGTATCTTCTGGTTCTTATCCTTTGACCGCTGTTATCCGTCCATTGGTTTCTACACAAGCATTTGTATCAGCAGGCTCAGCTAACTTGCTTGCTTCTGATTACTTATTGCTTCGTGGTGCTGTTAACATTGGTGAGCAATCTACAGTTCTCAACGGTATGTCTCCAATCTTGGATAAAATCACCAACACTACCACTGAACATAGAGATGACTTCACTATCACCGATAGAGCTGATTTGGAAAAGAACGAAGTTGATTTCGGTAACGGAAACTTCTACTACTACTATCTTGCTCAAGATGATATGAACCGTCGCTACATGAACAACGCTTTCTTCAAAATCATGGAAGGTGTTGCTGTAGACAACTTGACTAACGGAACTTCAGGTACTGTAGGTGTTATTCCAAGAGTACAAGCTAACGGTACTACAATCCAGTACACTTCAGGTTCTATGGACCTTGATGCTATCCACTCATTGACTCGTTCTTTGAACTTCTATGGTGGAACTGGTGAATATCATTTCTTGCAAGACATCTATCAGCGTCAAGAGACCAACGATTTGCTCTTCGGACAATATCAGAACGGTGCTATCAGCTACGGTTCTGTAGGTGGTTCTCAAGAAGCTGCTGTATCTTATGGTTTCTCTTCTTTCATGATTGATGGTTATACTTTCCACTTCTTCTTGAACAACATGTTCTCTCCAGAAGCTGTGTACCATATCAATCCGGGAGCTCTTGTTCCTGAGAAGCGTAACTATGGTCTTTTGATTCCTCAGAAGATTAACAGCGATGCTAAGACTGGTAAGCAATTCCCATCCTTCCAAATCATCTTCCAAGAGGTTAACGGACAGAGAATCCTTACTACTGAAACTGGTATGCTTGCTCCGCAGAACAAAACAACTACTGCGAACAAGACAATCACAATGCTTTCTTATCCGGGAGCACGTGTGTTTGCTGCTAATCAGTACGCCATATTTGATGGCCAATAAATCGACTTGGTCGAATAAAAATAGAAAGCCCCTCCAAAAGAGGGGTTTTTTATTAAAAGTTCCTTATATTTATAGCGTATTTCATAATGGTTGGTTTTTTTAAGGGGGTATTTGCCCCCTTTTTTTGTTGAAATAAAGTTTGGCACATGGTTTGCTATACTTATATTTGTAACAGTTCTTTTAATTAAAAAACAATTTTATGGCAAAAGCAACATCCGAGTTGGCAAGTACACCAACTCAATCGCAGAGCTCCTTAAGTTTCAAGAAGCCACCTGCGAAAAAAGCAAAGAAAGTGCCTGATGTATTTATATTCAGGCTGATAGAAGAGCATCCCAAGTATTACGAGGGAGCCAGCATCTTCCCTCCAAGATTCGTAATTCCTAACAAGGATACGGCTATTTTTAACTACGGAACAGAGGAAGACCCAGATTTGAGACCACGTCAAATTCGCTATTTAGATGGCTTTCCTACCATCTTCGTTGATGAGCAGGAGAAGAATGGTCCTGTAGGGGATAGAATCGCTAGTAACCAAAGAAACGTCATTACGTTTGAAAATGGACACCTTATGGTTCCCTCTTGGAACAAAGTCCTATTTGACTACCTAATGGCATCTAATCAGTGCGAACAAAACACACACAAAGCAAGACAAACAAAGAATGTATATAAACTACTTGACTTCTCCAATAGCGACCAAAATGTGGTTGAGCTTGGAAAGAGAAAGGATTTAGCATACGATATGGCTCGCAACGCCTCAGTTGAGGACATGATACCACACGCAAAGTTCCTTGGAATTTCATTCACTCACCCATCTACTGGAGAAGAGAGAGACTTCGATGCAATCAGAGAAGACTACAAATCCAAGGCGCTACAAGACCCAGACAACTTCTTGTTATTTGCCAATAACCCTAGAATTAAGTCAATATTTACTATTGAGCAGGGATTGAAGAATAACATCATTACCACAGAGCTTGTGAGGGGTCAATTGCACTGGTCATCATCTAAACAGCTAGTTACGACCTTAGACCCTAACCAGAAGGTTACGGAGGCTATTGCTGACTTCTGTACGACAGATGAGGGAATAGGCTTTTTCAAGACCTTAAAAATACAACTACAGATGTAATTAGGTGTTTTTTCATAGTTTGGTTAATCCCTGCTGTTCTCAGTGGGGATTTTTTTATTTCTTATATTTGTGTAAATTAGGCATCTAATTCATGGCATACGTTTATCGTCACATAAGATTAGACAAAAATCAGCCATTCTATATTGGTATTGGTAGCGATAACAAGAACTATTATAGGGCAAACAGGGTTGACTCTAGAAATATTATGTGGAATAGGATAGCTGATAAGACTGATTATGAGGTGGAAATACTTATGGATAACTTAAGTTGGGAAGATGCTTGTAAAAAAGAAAAAGAGTTTATAAAGCTTTATGGACGTATTAATACAAACTCTGGAACATTAGCAAATCTTACAGATGGTGGAGATGGAAGTGTTGGGTATATACCAACGGAAGAGACTAGAAAAAAATTAAGTGAATCCGGAAAGGGAAAGACTCTTGGAAGAAAGTTTACCGAAGAGCATAAACAAAAACTAAGAGAAGCTAAGTTGGGTAGAAAGATATCAGCAGAACATATAGCTAAATTAGTTAGCGTAAATAAAGGAAATAAATATGTATTAGGTAAAAAAAGAAGTGAAGAGGTTAAAATAAGAATTAGCAAAAAAATGAAAGAAGTTGCTCATAATAAATTGATTGTTTTAGATTTAGAAACAGGAATATATTACGACTGTATAAAAGATGTTTCAGTAGCTAAGGGTTTTGTGTATGGCAGCTTAGTTAATATGTTAAATGGTCATAGAAAAAATAAAACATCATTAATTGTAGTATAATGAATGTAGATATAGTCTATAGAATAATGAGGTTTATAGCAAGAAAGAATCAACTTGAAAGCTTATCGCCAAACGAGTTTGAGTTCTGTTTCAATTCTGCTCAGCGTAATTATTATGATTTTTTGGTTGGTAGAATAGAGCAATATAGATATGACAAAGCTGTACCCAGAGTTGGTATTGCCATGACAGATAATGTAATGAGCAGACTCACTCCGTTTCAGCTATCAGCAACACCAGCTGTAGCATCAGGTTCAGCAAATAAGCCAGCAGATTTTAATAAATTGCTGAGTATGCTTACTGCAAGCAATAACAGAATACAAAGAGTAGAAGAAAACAGACTTGCAGAAAGACTCAATGATTCAATAGACCCAGCAAGTGAAACAAATGCTTTTTATGTTGAGAAGCCAACAGCGTGGAGCATATACCCATCAACCATTACAAGCATTAAGGTAAACTACTTAAAAGTTCCAAACAATGTAGTTTGGGGATACAACCTTGATGGACTTGGTAGACCAGTGTATAGTCCCGGAACTAGCACAGACCCATTGTGGTACGATAATGATATTGATGAGATTATAGCACGTGCTTGTAAAATTCTTGGTATCAGCATTAAAGAGAATGCTTTGGTTTCCTATGGTCAAAGCGTTATAAACACAGGTGAATAATTATGGCATATACAACTAGACAACAGCTGATAGATAGAATACTCAGGTTTTACTACGATGGAGTTCCTGATGACAGTGCTACTATTACGCCAAATGAAGTTGATTTATATATCAATGATGCCATTGCTACTGTTATCAATAAGCAGGCAATGGATGAGTACAATATCACAGGAATCATGTCTGTTCCTGAAGGATACATTACTACGTACACAGTTCCTACACCAAGCCTAGATGACCAGACTGGATTCTACATGTCTACACTACCGCATCCTCCAATGGGACTTCCCGGAGAATCAGGTGTAGTTGGCGTATTCTTTGGTGGTGGCATGGGACAAAGTAAACCAGTGTTACACGTGAAACCTCACGAGGTTGACTACTTTTCTTTTATGCCAATGCCTCCACAGGCAGCGTTCTATTGGGTAGAGAACAGAAAGATTTACTTCTGGTGCAGAACAGACATATCTCATATTACAGATACTATATATATCCGAATGGCAACAAACGTGCAGA